GACGAGGACCGCGCGGCACGCCTCGTTCACGCGCTGGCGCCACGTCAGCTCGCGCAGGGCGTTTTCTTGCAGGAGGATGGTCAACGGCTCGGATTCCAGAGCCAGCACCGCGGCGATCGCCGGCTGCATGTCGACCGGGCACAGCGCGAGCAGGTCTGCCTTGCGTGTCGCCAGGATGGTTTCATAGTCCAGCGTCTCGACCACGTCGGGAACGGGGAGCAGGGACAGGTCGATAGGCGTCGATGCGGCGGCCATGCTATTGCCTTAAGGATGAGGTGGCGGTGAAGGGTTGCATCTGGCCGTCGATGTCCGCGTCACCCTCGACTGTCAGCGCGTAGGCGCCGGGGTTGCCGGCGTCGGCCGTCGCCGCCACGCGCTTGACCGTGACGCGCGGGTCCCACGTCATGATCGCGGTCGCCGCCACTGCGTACAGGCGCAGCAGCGTGGCCTGGTTTCCCGGCTGGTCTATGAGGTCGGGCGCCTTGCTGCCGAATCGGCGGCGCATCGTACGCGAGCCGATCATGGTGGTCAGAATCTTCCCGATCGACTGGACCAGATGGTCCAGCCCGGAGATCCAGCGGCCGGTCGCCGCGTTCATGCCGGTGTAGCTCATTTGTTCGGCCCATCCGTATTGGAGCCGCCGCGCTGCACGCCGCCGTGATCGTGCGTGTCCAGCACGACGCCATTACTCGACAGCTCTCCATTGCTTTGAATGAAGTCGCCTTCGATCGAGGTCTTGTTGCCTTTGCCGTTGGTGCCCGACATGCCGGCCTGGTACGTGAGCAGATCCTCGATAACCACCCTGCCCTTGAAGGTGGTCAGCGGACAGTCGAACTCGGCCGATACGGTGGCCTGCACGCGGGCGGTCTTGATGCCGGTAGCGGATAGCGCGCCCGCAGCGAAGTCGTACTCGATTCGCGCGCCGTCCGGATACACGCGGAGGTGCTTGTCCGGGCTGTTAGAGGGGGCATCCTGGCCATCGCTGTACAGGGAAAGCAGGACGATGGCGCCGGAGAGTTCGCCCTCCGGGCAAGCGAGCAGTACTTGCTCGCCTACGGTGGGCGGGTCCCAAGTGACTGAGGTGCCGGCGCGCTGGACCTTCCAATCGATCCAGTTCGTCAGGTTCTCGCCCGTTTGAACGCGCACCTTCTTCGCGTCGTAGTCGATCTGCGCGACATAACCGATGCGAAGCAAATTCGAGATGAGGCGGATGATTTCGGCGGCGTTCATATACCGCCCATGTTGCCGGGCAACCCTCGCGCGCGCACGGAGTGCGGGCCGTTGCTTTCGCTTCTACGTGCTGTGCCCGGCGAGATGACGAAGGATGGAATCCTGGATCGTCGAAAGGTCCGCGTCGGTGAAGCCCAGCAGCAAGCGCGCCGGGTATCGAACGGATTTGCCACCGCGCTCGACCAGGTCGACGAGTCCGTCCTGGTGAACGCGGGCGATCCGCGCGGCGCGGCCGAAGAAGCCGACCGTCAGATCGGTATCCGTTGCGGACACTCGAAGGTATCGCGCCGTGCGCAGCTTGGCGAACATCGCCCGCCGGCGGATTGAACCTTTCTTCGTGGCGCGGCGTGCCTTGCGTGGCTCGTAGGCGCTGCCATCCGGATTGCGCTGCTGAGCGATCCGCTTTCCTTGGCTGCGGCGCAGGTCGGTACCGACCTTTCGATTCAGCCTGCGCCGCTCGGCAGGGTCCAGGCGCGCGAGCAACCCTTGCGCCCAGGTCGCGACGTGTTCGAAGTCGCTCACAGCTCGGAATTCCATTTCTGCATGGGCAGCTCGGCAAGCTTCTGATCGCCTGCCCACACCTCCGTGATGCTGTCCTCGGTCGGCATATCGGGGTTCAGCGGCTCGGGCACATACTCGACCGTCAGCCGACCATCGACTCCCTTGGTGACGCGGACGCGTTCCGTCATATCGACTTCGATCTCCACGTCCACGGTGTCGTGGTTCAGGATGTCGGCTTCGAAGCGGATCGCATCCTTACGCTGGGTCGTGTTGTCGAATATCTCTGGCTGATTTCGACGCAGCCAAACCAGCAGCGGCACCATGAGCGCTTCGGGCTCGCCGTTGAAGTCCGTCGCGAACAGGGTCAGCGTATAGCGATACTCGTACGAGAGTGACGCGGTGCCGGTGCTGACAAGGTGACCCTTGCCGACGAAGACCTGCAGCTTTTCCGGGCTCGTGCGAAACGTCTCGATAGCAGCAGTCATGAACGCGCGCAGTTCAACGGGTTTTTGCATCGGCCTGCTCAGATTGACATTTCACGATGCTGTCGACCACCGCGGCGCATACCGCCCAGTCATTTTCCGCCCGTTCCAGCTGCAGGTTCAGGTCCCCCGACGTTCGGGGGTTGCTGGCCGTCAGGCTGCAAGGGCTGACGATGGGACAGGTACTCGGAATAGGCGGCAGATCCGGTGATGGCTGGACGCTGGCGCAGCCGGATAACAGCGTCAGGCAAAGGCTGATCAGCCCAGGCTTGCAGTTCTTCGGTGGCATGTTGAAGGCTCCGTATTTCGATTTCGCGTTGTGAAAGGGCGCCACGCAGCTGGTCCTGCCCACGCTGCAAATCGCGGGTGTTCTGGTCGGCCAACACCTGTGCGTCGTGGACCTGGCCAAATCGCTTCGATACGGTGGCGGCGTGCTCTTTCAGGCCGGCTATCTCGGTGTCCTGAGAGGCGATGGTGCCGTGCTGCGACCACAGCGCCCAACCCAGCAGGCCGCAGCAAAGATATGGCCCGAACCGGCCCAGGAATGACATCAGGGCAGTGCTCATGCGGGTTCCTCGGCTGGATGCATGACGGTGAACCGGTCGAAAGCACGGGCCAATTTCACGTCGTAGAGGTTGGCCGCATAGTCGGCGCCGTTGTAGCCCTTTGCGAACGCGGGCCATTTCTGCGCGCGCAGGGCGGTCAGTAACGTCGGATTCGCGTTCAGGAACCGCACGAGGGCCAGAAGCTGCTCGCCTTCGCACGCCTTCTGCCGCTCGACGTAGTCGGCAGCGCTGCCGTAGCCCATGGCCTGCCAGTGATAGCCCATGATCTGAAACAGGCCCCAGCTGGCCGACTCCAGCGCCGCCGCTTCGTGTATCCGCATGGCGATCGCCAGCCGGCCGTACTCGGCCGTGCCGCCGGCGTAGCCGCCGCGCTCCAGGGACAGGACGGTGGCTGGCGCCGTCACCGTCGTGGGATCGACGCCGGCCTTCTTGAGGCGGTCCCAGAACACATGCCGCTCGAACAGGATGACCGGGCGGCCGTCAGGCAGGAAGCCCTGCCCGCGCGATTCGACGTTGTTCACGGCTTTGATCGCCGCGATAGGCACGTCCAGCGCCCGCGCAGCGTCGGCAATATCCTGCTCGGTCAAAAACCGGCCGGTGGCCAAGCCGGCCAGGTAGGCCCGGGTCTTCGGGCCGCAGATGCCGTCCTCTACCAGGCCGGCGCGCTGCTGAATGGCACGGACGGCCTGCGCCGTCGCTTCGTCGTACAGGCCCGTGGCCGGTGCGCGGACGCCTGCCCGGTTGAGTGTTTGCTGCAGGTCCGCCACGGCGCGGCCGGTGGCGCCGAGCGTCAAAAGGTTATCCATCAATCGGACTCCGTATCAGGTGTGCCAGGTTGCCGCGTGAGGCCATGGCCGCACGCCATAGCGCGATTGCGATGATGAGTTCGGGCAGAGATACAGGATCCGCCCGAAGCAGGATGCTCGCTGCCCGGCACGCCAGCGCCGCGACCAAGATCGTCACCGCGGCGGACAGGCCATGCCGGTGGCGTGACCCGTTCGGGCGGAAGCACAGCAGGCGCAGCGCCGTCGCCATGTAGACCAGTACCGCGGCCGTGGGCACGGCGTGCGCGGCCAGGGAAACCAGGGTGTGGATCACAGCTTGCCTCCCAGGGAGCGGAAGAACGCGCCGATGTCGAATTGATCGATACGGGCCAGGATGGTGAGCGATATCGGCATGACCATCAGCGCGCCCACGAAGGCCGCTGTGAAGGACTGATCGATGATGGTCTTGCTGACAATCTCGGGCGCCATGAAGTAGCCGCAGACCGCCGAGATCAGGAACGTCATCGCGCGCGTCCAGCCCCGGACGTCTTTCTTGGTGCTGGCGACCACCGCGGCGCCCATGAATGCGCCGAATACAGCAGTGGCATCGACATAGGGCAGGATCAGGGCCAGGGACAGGCCGGCGGACGTATTTAGGACGGTCGCCGTCAGCGTAGAGGGTTCGGCCATTGGTCAGGTCACCAGAGTTTGACGGAGGGGGCCGTCGCGGGTTGGGATTGGATCTGGGGCAACTCGACCTCGGTGCCTTCGGGCAGCACCGTGCCGAGATCAGCCAGGCCGGGATTCAGTTCGAGCGTCAGTTCCACCATGCCGGCCGTAAGGCCGAAGGTGCGATAGCAGATGGCATCGACGGTGTCGTTCTGGCGCGCGTAGGCGATCATCAGATCAACTCCACCGTGCTGCGGGGAGCGCCGACCAGCTGCCGCGCGGCCCACCGGCCATTGCGGCGGTGCTCGTCAGGGGAGCATTGCTGCAGCTCGCCACGCTTGATACCGGACGCCGTCGAGTCGTAGTCCACGTAGCGTTCGATCAGGTCAGCCGTGGCGAACGAATAGATGGCCCGCCGATACAGGTAAACCAGGCGGCTTACGCCGTCGACCTGGGGTGCGCTAACGTCTTCGAGTTTGGTTCTTCCTTCGGCCGCGCGAGCCGTCGCCCAGGCTTGCACGGGACCGTCCATGTTCACTTCCAGAATGGCGCCAGCCAGGGCGTGGTGCAGCCGTTCGTCGGTCACCGTGCCATCCAGCCGCATAGTCTCGCGCGCGGTGGCGAGATCGAAGTCCGGCCACCAACCATCATTCGTGATGGTCGCCGCGCTGGGTTCGTTCGTCGGAGGGGCGGAAGCGAGGAATGGCATGGTCGGATAAGACGGCGGTGGGGGGGGCGTCCGGGATCAGTCAAGAACCTTCAGCCCCCCGCCGCCGAGCGTGCGGGGGCACTCGGTTAGCCGGGGTTTCCGGCGTTATTTTTCAGGCGACGTTGCAGACCTTCGATTTCCTTCTTGACGCCGACCTTCGGGAACAGCTGCACGGCGCGCTCGAAGGCTTCGAGGGAGCGCTGCGCATACAGCAGGGTCGTTTCCGTCTCGGTGACACCAGGGCAGCTCAGGGTCAGCAGGGCGGCGCCCATGACCTTGAACAGCTTTGCGCGGGCCTGGTCGGGAGCATCGAATTTCTGGGTAAGTCGATCCGTCGCGTCGGCGATCTCGAAAACGGTCTTTGGATCCTCGACCTTGCCGAGCAGAAGCGCGTCGGCCACCTCGTCGATAAGCGCGGTGTGTAGGTCGCGCTTGTATCGTTGTGGCAGCTTGATGCCATGCGCCAGGAGGTAAGCGCCGATCTCCAGGGCACGGGCGAATCGGCCGGCGTCGATGTTCCAGATGCACAGGGTAGAGAGAACTTCGTCCTGCGCGCCGGATCCGCCCAGCAGCACGCCGTCGATGTAATCGTCGTACTCGGGTACCAGCGTGGCCTTGACCTCGATCTTCCGCTCGGTGGACTGGATGTCCTTGAGCCGGCGCATGTCGGTGATCAGTTTGGCCAGGAACTGATCGTAGATCGCGCCCGAGGCGACCACCTGGCCGGCCTCTGATGCGGCGCCGCGAGCCCTGGCCAGCTCGCGCTCGCGGTGACGTTGAGCGGGGCTGGCCATGTTAGGCGCCCGTCACGATTTCGATGTTCTCGGCCACCGCGACGAAGCCGTAGTCTTCGACCACATAGTCGTCGTTGGACGATTCGTAGAACTCGACGCGATCGCGCTCCGGCGCTTCCTTGATGTGGTTGCGGCGCGCGCCCTCCTGCCAGTACAGGGACAGGTTTTCGAACGCGGTGAGCAGGACCTTGCCCGGCGGGAAGTACGGCACGATGAATGCCGGCCGGCCGCCCAGGCGCTTGGTGCTCATGATGACGTCGGCCGCGACCTTCTCCGTCGCCTTGTCGCTGGTGTTGACGATCGGGAAGTACTTGTCGTGCAGCAAGCCGCTGCCGACGATGGCGACCAGACGCGGGTCTTCCTGATACCAAGGGTCGAGCAGCTGGATCATGTCGAACACAAGCGCGTCCAGGTTGCCGTAGTCGCCGCCCGGGCCGACCTCGATCTTTCCGGAGGCCGCGACCACTTCCTTCATGACGTGTGCCGGGGCCTGCTCGCGACACTTTTGCAGCCAGCCCTTGTTCACGTCCTGCAGGAGCGGGTTCGCGTTGATGTCGGTCGTGGCGGCGATGCTGGTGCCGTTAAAGCCGATCATGATGCGGTCCAGCTGCTGGCGAATGACACGCGCGTTCGTGATGCGGACCTGGAAGTCCGGAAATTTCGCCCAGGAGTCCAGCAGCGCGTAGGGGATGTGAGTGTCGAAATTGGTCTTCTGGCAGTCGTAGCCGTCCGTGTTCAGCGTCGTCAGGTCGCGGGTGCTGCGCTCCGCGCCGCCGGACGTATTCGTGCGGCCGGAGGCGGGGCCGGATACGCCCAAGCCGATTTTCTCGCCGGCCTTGTCCTGGACGCCGATGACGTTGATGCGCGTGAGGAAATCGCTGCTTTCCTGGATGCGAGTTTCAAGGGTCTGCTGGACAGACGGGGCGGCGCTGAATTTGACCGACGCATCGGCGATGCCGTTCAGTTCGGCTTGGCGGGCCAGGTAGCCCGAAAAGAGGGTACGGGTAGCGTTACGCATGGAAGCGGTAGTCCTGTGTGGTTGCTATGAGCGTGTCTGTCGTTTCGGTCAGCAGTCGGCGCGCTGGGACGCGTCGGTGCCGGTGGCGGGTTTCATCGGCGTAAACGAACGCGGGGTGTTGTCCAACTGTTCCTTCAGCTGGTTGAAGGTTTCGGCCGAAACGTACTTCTTGGCGAACGTGTCGAAGCGGTCGGCCATTTCCTTGAGCAGCTTGTCCCCGGCGGTGAACTTCGCAGTGACGTGCTCGGCCAGCTGCGTGACCGCTTCTTCCACCTGCTTGAAATGGTCGGTGTCGTTGGCTTTTTCGCGGCTCAGCAGTTCACGCAGGCGCTGGAACAGCTTCGGCGTTTTGTCGTCGGCGGAGGGCTCTTCCTCCGCGAAGTCCAAGACCGTTTCGAGGGCCGAAGAGAAGAGGCAGTCCGCATTACGTTTGCGGCTCGCGTAGGGGTGCTTGTCGGGGTTCTGCGCGGCGAACGCCAAAATGTCCGTGCCCAGGCTTGCCGGCGTGTCGGTAACAGCCAGGCCGGTCAGGTAGGCTTTGCCGCTCTTGGCGAAGTTCGGATCCACCTCGATCGAGGTGTAGATTTTCTGACGCGACTTCGACAGCGCCACCAGCTCGGGCGTGGGATCGATCTGGACCTGCAGCTGCAGTTTGCCGTCGGTCTCGATGGTCTGGGCGGCGGTCACGTCGCCGTACGCGCGGAAAATGCTGTCGGGGATGAGGCTGATGAGGTGTTCGACCGAGACGCGCGCGCCGTAGGTCTTCTGGCTGTAGGTTTGGGCGATCTGTTCCAGCCAGGCGCGTTCGATGACGCGCCCGTCAGTGGTTTGGCCTTCGGTGGCAACGGTGAACCATTTCGGGGTCGGCATTGTGGTCTCGCGAGTGATTGTTCGGGATGTCTGCAAGGAGTGATGACATGGTGGCCCCGCTGCCGCGAGTGATCAACGCGTCTAAAGCGTAGCGTTATCAGTCACATACGGCAGTCTCGCGCGCGCGTGAAAAATTCCTTCAGGATGGCGGCATGTTAGAAATTGCCAACGATCTTGAGCCGCGGCGCGTGGCGCGCACCCTGTATTTCCAGGGTTGGCGCGTGTCATCTATCGCTCGGCATCTAGGCGAGCGGCGTACCACGGTGCAGAGCTGGAAGGCGCGCGACAAGTGGGATGCTGCGTCCGTTGTCGAAAAGGTGGAAACCGCTCTGGAGGCCCGCCTGGTGCAGTTGATCGCCAAGGATAAGAAGGAAGGCTGCGACTACAAAGAGATCGACCTGCTCACGCGGCAGATCACCCAAATGGCGCGCGTTCGGCGCTACGACTCCGGCGGCAACGAAGCGGATCTGAATCCCAACCTCGAACGGCGCAACGCTGGCCCGAAGACCAAACCGACCAAGAACGCCTATAGCGAGGCTCAGAAAGACAAGCTTTTCCAGGCGTTCAAGGCGTCCTTGTTCGATTACCAGAAAGTCTGGTACCGGAATGGCGATCAACGCACTCGCATGATCCTAAAGTCGCGCCAGATCGGGGCGACTTGGTACTTTGCCCGAGAGGCGTTTATCGACGCCCTGACCACCGGGCGCAACCAAATTTTCATGTCCGCGTCGAAGGCCCAAGCCCACGTCTTCAAGCAGTACATCATCCAGTTCGCGCGTGAAGAAGCTGACCTCGACCTGAAGGGCGATCCGATCGTCCTGCCGAATGGCGCGACACTGTATTTCCTGGGCACCAATTACCGCACGGCGCAGAGCTATCACGGCAACCTTTATCTGGACGAGGTGTTCTGGATCCCGCGCTTCACCGAGCTGTACAAGGTTGCCAGCGGTATGGCGATGCACAAGCAATGGCGCAAGACCTATTTTTCCACGCCGTCGAGCATGGCGCACGAAGCCTACCCGCTTTGGTCGGGTGCCTCGTTCAACAAGCGGCGGGCGAAGAACGATCAGAAGATCATCGACGTTTCCCACACTACGCTGGCCGAGGGGCGGCTGTGCAATGACAAGATCTGGCGTCAGATCGTCACCATCCTGGACGCGGAGAAGGGCGGCTGCAACCTGTTCGATATCGACGAGCTGCGCGACTTCGAATACAGCCCGGATCAGTTCGATAATTTGCTGATGTGCAACTTCATCGACGACACGGCTTCCGTGTTTCCGTTGTCGATGTTGCAGGGCTGCATGGTGGACAGTTGGATCGCATGGCGTGATGTGCTGCCGTTGGTGACGCGCCCGTTCGGGTTCAATCCGGTATGGATCGGCTACGACCCTTCGCACACCGGAGACTCTGCGGGATGCGTGGTGATGGCGCCGCCGGCCACGCCAGGCGGAAAGTTTCGCATTCTGGAGCGCCATCAATGGCGCGGGCTGACTTTCGCGCAGCAGGCCGAGAAAATCGAACAGTTGACGAAGCGGTACACGGTGGCCCACATCGGCATCGATGTAACGGGCATCGGCCAAGGCGTTTACCAAATCGTCAAGCAGTTCTTTCCTGCCGCGCGGGCGATCACTTATTCCGTTGAAGTGAAAACGCGCCTGGTTATGAAAGCCGTCGAGGTAATGCGCACCAGGCGTTTGGAGTTCGATGCGGGCTGGACTGATATCGCGCAGTCCTTTATGGCGATCCGCAAGACGATGACCGCGAGCGGGCGCAGCGTGACATACGCGGCCGGCAGGTCGGAAGAGGTGAGCCATGCGGACCTTGCCTGGGCCTGCATGCATGCAATTGATAACGAGCCTTTGGAAGGCGAAACGCAGATGAACCGGAACGTAGTGGAGATCTATTGATGAAAGTTGCTGATACTGAATCGGTGCCGGCGCCGGGCCTTGCGACGAGCGTTCAGGCATTCACGTTCGGCGAGCCCGAGCCTGTGCTGAATCGGCGCGAGATCCTTGACTATATCGAATGCTGGAACAACGGCCGATGGTACGAGCCGCCGGTCAGCTTTGCCGGCCTTGCAAAGTCGTTCCGGGCCAGCACGCACCACAGTTCCGCGATCTACTTTAAGGCGAACATCCTGGCGTCGACGCTTCGGCAGAATCCCTACGTGAGCCGTCTCACGATGAAGAAGCTGGCCGTCGACTTTCAGATCTTCGGCAATGCCTACCCGGTGCGATCCCTAAGCATGACCGGCAAGCTTCTGTCCGTTGAATCTCGGCTCGCCAAGTACGTGCGCCGTGGCTTGGACATGGAAAGCTATTACTGGGTGCCCGCCTACAGCCAAGAGCAGCAGTTCGCGCCGGATGAGATCTACCAGCTGATCGATCCCGACGTGAATCAGGAGGTCTATGGGCTCCCCGAATATCTCAGCACGCTCCAGTCGGCCTGGCTGAACGAGTCAGCGACCCTGTTCCGCCGCAAGTACTACAACAATGGCAGCCACGCAGGGTTCATCCTTTACATGTCGGATCCCTCGCAGACCCAGGAAGATATCGACGCGATTCGTGAGGCGATGAAGCAGGCGAAGGGGCCGGGAAATTTCCGCAATCTGTTTCTGTACTCGCCCAACGGGAAAAAAGACGGCGTGCAGGTCATCCCGGTTAGCGAGGTCGCGGCGAAGGATGATTTTTTCAACATCAAGAACGTCACGCGCGACGACATCCTCGCGGCGCACCGCGTCCCGCCGCAGCTTATGGGTATTGTTCCTAGCAATACTGGGGGGTTCGGCGCAATAATTCCTGCGGCTCACGTTTTTGCGAAGAACGAGGTCGAACCATTGCAGACGCGATTTATGGAAATCAATGACTGGCTCGGCGTGAAGGCGTTCGATTTTGACGCTTATAAGGTGGACGCATCGGTCGCCGGCGGCGAAAAGCTACCGGTCAGCTGATACGAGCCACGTTCTCGCCTGTGACGGCCACCGCAGGCTTGTCCTCACGCAAGCCCTGGAATGATGCCTGTCGAAGAATGCCACCTTCTGTGACCGTGGTGTACGCAACTTCCACGACGATCTCCGGCCGCACCCAATGCATGGTTGGGTTGGAGTTGCCGCCCCAGCGGTCCGATAGCTCCGGTCTTGTGGTGAATGGCATCTCTTCCGTGGCAAGAGGAGCTAAGCGCTTCATCAGCGCGTCGAGCGTGTTCTGGCTGAACCCGGTGCCCACGCGGCCGGCGTAGCGCAGCTTGGGACCTTCGCGCAGGCCTACCAGCAGCGCGCCGAAGCCTGTCCGCGACCCGCCCGGGTTAGTCCAACCACCCACGACGAACTCCTGTCGCGGCCGGCATTTCAATTTGATCCAGGTATCGCTACGTCCCGCGCGGTACGGCGCGTCCAGACGCTTGCCGATTAACCCTTCCAGCTGTCGTTCGCACGCCTGAACGAGAAGTGATGCAGCCTGATCGGCCGACTCCACCTCGGCCACGACACTGCGCACGATGGCCGCGCTATCTGGCAAGTCGGCCAGGACCGCCTGAAGCGCCTTCGCGCGCTCGCTGAACGGATAGTCTCGTAGGTCCGTCCCGTTCCAATACGGGATATCGAACGCGACGAATTGGACCTGCTTTGCCATGCTACGGTCCATAGCGTTCTGGAGCCGCTGGAAGCTGCTAATGCCGAACTCGTCCATGACGACAATTTCGCCGTCCAGCCAGCCGGTCCCAGCCAAGTCCAGCCTCTCTATGCGCGCGGCCAGGTCGGCAAGCTTGGGCGTCCAATCCTTTGCCGTGCGGCTGAAAAAGCGCACGCCCGCTTCATCGACCCGGCAGGCCATCCGGTACCCGTCGAACTTGATTTCATAGGCAAAGCGGCCTGGTGGCGGCGCCTCCACCAAGGTCGCCAGCTGCGGCTTGATGAACTCAGGGAGGCGCGCCACGGCTATTTCTTTTTCAGATGCTCGCGCACTTTTTCAACCGAATTGCTGCCGGCTTCCTTCACGGCGCTCCGGAGTTCATCGGGGCTGATCCCGAATTCCTTGGTCCAATACCGGACCTCCCATTCCTCGTTCAGTGCAATGCGGGAACGGTCCTGCACGCCGCGATTAGTCAGGTCGTCTGCCATGATGTCTCCTTGTTGACGTGACGCCAGAAATGAGCAATCCGCGCGCCCGGTGGGGCTATGGGCCGTTGGGCTTGACTCGTCGTTTAGGCTTGCCCAACAGGTCATCTTTCAAGTCGCCCTGTTCCAGCACGCACGGCTCGGTAGCCAACTGCTCCAGGAACTCTCGCCAAACGACGTCCAGACAGGAGCCAGGCTGCTTGATGTTGTCGCGCAGCTGGTGGGCCGTCAATGTCAAGGCGCGCAGGCGCTTGACCTCGTACAGCAGCGTGATCACGTCCCGCCAGACCACCGCGTCCTGATAAGAGCAGGGCGCTCGGCCTGGCGTGATTTCATAGCGCGTGCGGATCTTCGCTAGGTCCTCGTGGGTTAGGGGCGGCCGGAAAGGCATGGTTGTGCAGTAAATATGCTGTATGGATATACAGTATATAGCCGTGACATTGCACAAAAAAAGAGCCACGGCCGGAGCCGTGGCGAAGCGTGTTTGCGTTGCCTTTTGATGACTGCTACGGACATCAATCGGCGACCGGAAAGTTACCCAGGTGCTCATCCGTTGTGGGAACGCCCTGTAACATATTGCACGCGGGTTTACCCGCAATAGTACGTAAAGAACTCTGCCCCTGCGGCGCCGTCACAGCCGGCTGGGCCTCGTCCTTGAGCGCGTCGGCCACAACACGTTACAGATCTTGCTGCGGCTTTACGCGAATCCGAACGCGGCCCTAATCTCATCGCCCGCCGATCCATCTTCCTCCGCATATCGTTCGCCTATGGAGGCGCAATGCAGGACGATGACCCTGGTGTATTCCAGCAGCGCGGACGTCATCTCGCCGTCGGGTGGTAGCACGCCTGTTGCAATGGCGATGGTGCGCAGATCTTGCTCGCTCAGCGCACAGGGCTCGGCGCGGTGGTCCATAGCTCTATTTCCTCTCAAAAAAGGGATGGCGGCGGGTCGTCCACTGGATACGGCGCATCTGGCCGTTCGTACTTGGAATTCCCTATCGCCTGCTTGACAGGGTGCCAGCGAAACGCGGCTTCCGGCAGGCCACACATCAGAATCTCTCGGGCGCGAAGTGGGGTGGTTGCCGGGTCCATCCATTCTTGAGCCAGCTCCGGCGCAAGCACGATCGGCCGGCGATCATGGATATCGACCAAGCCGCCTTTGGCATCGTTCGTCACTATAGCCATTCCGTGTTCAGGGCCATGCTGTTTACCAGGGCGCCACGCGGCCAAGCCAGGAAGGTAAAGAGGCTGGTCCGTAACGCTGCGGATGAAATGTGGCTGCTTCGGCCCTTTCGGATCCGGCGTCAGGCGCTTCCATTCGTACCATCCATCTGCCGGCACGAGAACCCGGCCTCCGGTCTTCATCAGCATTGCCCACGGCCATTTTCCGGCTGTGATGGTCTCCAGGCGCGCATTGCTCATCTGCGGGACTTTGGCGCCGGCTGGCTTGTAGCCCCAGAAGATGCGTTCCACCTGTTCAGCGCCGTCCTCGCCAAGGCGATGAATGGCGAGGATACGAACTCCCGGAGGCACGTTGTACTTGGGGCCTACCGGGTCGGGTGGGAAGAGCTCGCCCGCCCTGGGGGCGCGGATGACGCGTTCCAGGTAATCATCGAGATTTCCCTTCTGGACGATGCGGCCGCACATACGGCGCTCCGGTTCGTAGGTGTCTACCCATGGTAGCGCGGTCGGCAGCGTCATAGCGGGGCTGTATCGAGGCCGCAACGGCATCCGCACGCCCGCGGGAGCCGCGCGGCGGGGCCGCACGAGGGGGTCAACCCGGCGCGCGCGGTCATCCCCCCACCTCGCCCGCCCGCTAAACAGGTCGCTTTTGACTCATCCTGCGTCACCCGGCGGGTGGCGCTAACCCGCCGCGCGGTGGCGGATTCGGTCGGACTAAGCGTCGACGCAAAAAGACGCAGCAAATGGCCCAGACGGGCGGTCGTGACAGTATGAGGGGCGATTGTATGTGTACTATTTGGGCGCGAATAATGGTGGCCAAGCCATGAGATATCTCTCCAAAAAAATACAGCGGTTCTTCTGGATCGCACGCCGTAGGTGGTTAGGCATATGCCTGGTTTTGATTTCGGTCGTGTCGGTTGTAATCATGCTGAAGACGAGTACCGATCCAGCGCTTGACGGCTTCCACGGAACATGGATCGGGAAGGCACTGCAGCCTTTTCCGACAGGTAATCAAATCGGCTTCGATCTATCGGTGGGCCTGCTGGTGAGCGTATTTTTCTACCTGCTAGTCGTTGCGGTGCCCGCGCAGAGGAAGCGCCGGCAGATCAAGCGGCATTTGTTAAGGGAATACAGCGATCTGAAGCGAGATTGTCTCTACCGAATTCTATGGGCGTGCGTGGGGTCCGTTGGCGAGGAGCAGGTGACGGAGTTGTTGGACAGAGATAAGTTCAAGGAGTTTTTCAGAGTACGCGTCGATGACAATATGGACCGGTGGCACGTCGTACAGAACGAGCTTCAATCCGATCCGATGAAATTGGCTGAGCTGGTTGAGCCGCTCAACATTTTCAGGGGTGAACTCGCCTTTGCTCTGTCCGTCATAGACATAGATGACCCTGAATCACTTAGCTTCGCTCGACGGCTCGATCAAGTTCTGTCTCAGGGCAGCGAATGGGAAGCCGACTACGATGATGTCAAGCTTGCGTCCGTCTTTTTTTGGAGCTTATATACCGGCTGGGACCGGCTCCACGGATATTCAGGCCGCGATCATATTCGCGAGTTCATCGAGGCGCTTTGAAGACCGCCGTCACTTCGCGATGGGGACGGAGGTTCAATTGGCCGCACCCCTGCGTCTAACGTCTCACAGAGCGCCTGACCGAAGAGATCTAGGAATGTAATGTCGTTCAAGATCTGGTCCGGGCCCGTCGATTGACCCGGATTCAAGGCATGCGCAATCCCATTCCGTCTTTCGAAGAAGCTTTCGATTTCGTCAAGCAATTGGGCATGCGCCTTCGTTGCCTCTGCTTCGCCGAAATGCTCTAGGATCCCTGGCCGATCGGCTAACTTACGACAAACGTCGGCCAGGCCGCTGACTTTGAACAATGCGTTCAATTCGGGCCCTCGCATGTTGTTCTCGTTGTGAATCAGGTCGCGATAAATATCCTGTGTGAGATCACCTTTGCAGAATTCGTAAATAACGCTGAATCGGGCCTGGGCTGCACCGAAGACGTTTTCGCTGCCAGCGCGGGCAGTCTCTGCATCCAGCCGGACCCGCCCGAGGCTGTCCATCGTTCGCTTCCATGCGGTAGCAATAAGCTTTGGCGGCAGCTTATCGACGGAAGCAACCTGATTTACTACCGCGCGCGCGTACTCGCGCGCCATTTCCCGTATAAATTCCTCGAACGTTGCAGCAAGCAGTAGGGTGGCGGAATTCGCTGCTGCGATTCTCGCCTTTGGTGCCTTGTCGGGTTCACTGAAGGCGACTACTACCGATTTGATCGCATCTAGGTCGTCACGGAACTCTTCGACAATAAGTTGGAAAGCAGTCGTCAC